AAGCCATCGATAATCGGTTCGAGGGTTGTGAATGTGGTTTTCCAAGAGTTTGTTGTAATCCGATGGGATACACCAAACACTTGCAAGGTCTTTGTGATGCTCGAAGTTGTTGTACCGGTACCAGGTTGAGTAGTGGTGATTGTTACTGGGTCAAAGTAATCAAGATCAAGGGCCGCAGTTACGCCGGCATCGTAGTTATTCGTATAAAGATCCAAGGTAATTGCATCGCACCGGATTGAAGTATCTTTGCGAGAGGCAACGTAGGCTTGGGCATAGTTGAGAGCCTCGCTAGTTGTCTGCATAAGAAGGTTTTGTTGGTTATACGAATGCAAGAAATAAAGGGCAATAGAGGCCGAATCGCTGGCAGTTTGAGTGGCTAATCCAGTTGCCGTGATATTGGCTTGGTTGTAAATCAGAACGTCGTTGAGAATCCACATGGCATTGAAGTAGGAAATACCGGTGCCATTGTCATTAAATACCGTGGCGGTTGCATTGACCGAGGCCGTAGTGAAATTACGGTTGGCGAATACTGCCGTACCTTCTCGGCTAATGTAAAAGGCTCCGTACTCGGTGATCTCGCAAGTCTGCATTGCCTGTAAAGAGGTTCGAGCCGTTCCGGGATCTGCTTGAACTGTCGTTTGGCCCGTTTGAATTGATCGCATAGCGTTGGGCCATGAAATCGAATCAAGAATCTGACTTACCCTCGCTGAAGTCAGATCACCAGCGGCGGAACCCGGAACGGTCGAAATTTGCGCATTCTGAAATAATCGAAATCCATCCACCGCAGTAATCGTCGTGTACACCACGTCACCGACATACTTAGGAGTTGTGGTGGAATATCCAGTTATGTAACCGACAAATACCGGATAAGTCACGCCATTACTTACCGCCGTGATCTGCACCTTACGCATAGGGTTGAGAAGGCCGTAGTAAGGTCCAGAAACGTTCTGGGGGTTGAAATCACCGTTCTGGTCAACAATCCGCATAGTGAGTTGGCCGGTTTGGAATTGATCGCTTTGAGCATCACGGCCGCGGATAGTAGTGATCTGATCTACCTGGTTGGATACGTCCACAATGATTCCGGCAGAATCGGCTAATACGTTTGTACCAAATACACCCGATCCAATAATGAATGCTTGCGCAAATGATGGGCCAGTTGAAAAATTTATGTATGCCTTGACTGTTGGAACGGTCATTGAACAAGTCCTAAAGATCCAGCATAGGAAAGATTCATGCCAAATCGTTGCAGTTGTTGTACGGCATCTTGAACGACCGTATAGGCATTGGAAGGATCGAGGGATTGTAAATTGATTGTTACGCCACCTGAAGCGCCCACACCGAGGTAATCAATACCGGCATTAGATACGTCTGTGGAAACTGTTTTATTGGGCATTTGTTCGTTATTACTTTTTGGTATTGGTGGCACCGTTGGATCTGAACTATTGCCTTCGGTACCGCCGCCGGGAATGCCTAGATAGTTGCCGTAATTGATTGACTTGAGAGCAGACATAGAATCCGCCGCCAACTTAGTTGCGGTAGCGGCTTGATCCATTGCTTTTCGCAAATCATCGGTGGCTTTGGCCGCGGCTAACTCGCTATTAAGTTTGGCAAGCGTGGCAGAAGCGCCAACCTTTGTATCGTCAAGAATCTGCAACTTAGCAAGAATTCGAGCCTTTGTTTCTTCATCGGTGGCAGAAGCCAACGCGGCCATAAGTCCTGCTCGTTCTACGTCCATTTTCTTCTTGAGTTCGGCTAAGGCCGTTTCATCTTTAGAAGCAAGAGCAGTAGCAATATTTTTCTTATTAAGTAAATCTAATTCTGACTTCTTTTGAGCCAAAATTTTTGCATCAATAGCACGATCGCCCAATGGTTTCTTCGCGAGGATTGCGGCTTCTTTTGCTCGATCGCCCCCGGGAAATGCTTGAGCCGGAGTTTTTTTAGTACCAAAAGTATCTTGCCAGGAGGCACCCGATCCCACCATATTTGCAAACTTGCCAATGGCTCCAATGGCTTTACCGGTACCTTCAAAGACTTTGGCTAATGCTCCGGCAATCATCAATAAACCATCGGTAAATCCTTGCATTCCATTTGGTCCACCAATAGCGGCGAAAGAGTCAAGCAATCCCTTACCAATTATTTCCTTAGTATTTTCAAGTGCAACGTTAAAATCGTCCACTTGCCGGGTATAACCACTACGACCTAATGCTTGGCCTTTGAATTTGGTATCCAGTTCCGCAAGGAGTTTAACCATGTCGCCACTTTTAAGATTGGCTTTGTCTAATCCAACGCCTAAACTTTGTAAACCTTTTGTCTGGCCTCCATATGCCTTGGCAATTGCTAATGACACTTCCTCAACGCTTTTACCTGTTCCGGCCGCTACATTAAGAGCAGTATTTAAACCCTCTTGAGATTTTTGAACACTACCGGTAACGGTAAGAATATTTTGAAATGAAGGGCGCAATTGATCATCTAATACGCCGGTGGCTTTTTCAAGATACTTTATGTAAGCCTCAACGCCGGGAGTAGCAAATGCGTTGCCGGTATTCTTTAATTGAATGGCGAGAGATTTAGCGGCTTTCTCATCCGCGGCAAATGCAATTACTGAAGCCTTACCAAATGCCGCAATCTTTTGAGCCGCGAATAACCCTATTACTTGTTTACCTAATTTATTAAGTGACTTGTCAAACGTACTTAATTGCTTTTGGCCTTTGAGTAATGCCTTCGCATCGAACTTGGTAACAACGTTTACGAGAATATTGGCCATTAGGAAACCAGCACATAACTAGAACGATCCATGTAATCGCCTTGGTTAAAAGTTAGGCAAGCCTCGTTAATTGCGTTGAGCACGCTTTGGTATGCCTTGCCGTGATCTTGATCCCACGCTTTATAAAGAAGGCGGCCGCGTTGTCTGCCTTTTCCATAAAGAGGGGTGCCCATGTGGGAAATAAAATAGGCACCGGCTTCTGGATTATTCGAATGAGAGTAATAGTGACTACCGGTTTTAGGGTTCCATGGTTGACCATTGGGATTCCTACGACCTGCAATTTCATAAATCTGACCTGCGGCAGTTGTATTCGCTACGTAGTAAAGGGCCCGAAAACCTTTGGCGTTGGCTTGGCTTGCGCCCTGACGGTAAACAATTCCTTTTTCAACTTCGCCGGCATTGTAAAGAGGAAACATTCGGCTTGTTGTTTTTGTACTAATTTCCCGAAACATGGAAGAACGCGGTGAAATTACCCCGGACTTGGCTCTCATATTCCAGGAGGTTAAATTTGTTGGTTGCGGATTAGGGACCATGGCACGTGCCTTATCCCGGATAGGAAGCATGGCCCCTTTAATCTGCGCATTCATATTTTTGTGTACGTCTGGAGCAAATTTGCGCATGAGTTTAAGAGTGTCGCTTAGACCTGTTATTTCTACGGGCATTCTCGATCTCCTTTGCGCGATCCTTAAACACTTGAATCATTGCCTCAAGCATTTGCGTATCAAGTTCAATAATTTCCTGCGGCGATATTCCAGTTTCGATCGCAATTTGAGCGATCAAATAAGTAAAGGAATCTCGACTTAGGCTTTTTTTTCGTCGTCAAGAACCTCGACTTCACGAAGAGATTCGAGGAACTCGACTCCGAACGTCGGTACTGTCTGTCCACTTTTACGCAAGCATTCCCACGCGAGCCAGTAGAGATCCGATTGGCGCTCTGATTCGCGAAAGATCTTATGAATTCCTCCCTTGAACTGAAGTTCAAAGGCATATTCAATTGCAGGGGTGATTTGATGGATTGTTGCCTCTCCATCTGCTTTTGTGATTTTTAACCGGGCCATGGTTATTTCTCCTTAGAAGGATCCTGTTGTGGTTTGTACGACGGTGCTATTGCAAGTAAATGACATTGAAGAATTGCTGATATCGCCAACCGCGCCATTAAGGGGAGTGAGGTTGTTAACGATAATTGAAACGGTGTAAAGAGGATTGGTTGCGCTAACGGCAGTTCCTTTTACTGGTAGCAATACTGCGGTAACGGTTGTACCGTATGCGGCTTGCAAAGTTGCCTGAACGTTTGACGCGGCAAAGTCATTAAGGAAGTCAAGAGTTAGTGTGCTTGATTCCAAACCTTTTGCAAATTTATGTGCCGTGTCTCCGAGTGCGGTGACTTCCAATTCATCGAAATTTTG